CAAGAATCTTATGAAAAGCTTTGTAAAGTTTTAGGTTGGGAATTTGAATCATAAGTAATATTTACTTATAAATTGAAAGGAGAAAAAAATGAAAAAAGAAAAAATGAAATTCAGCTTAGTGAACTATATGATTGATATAGCTGATAATTTTTGGAGCAACAATCCAAACTTGAAACCTGTTTGTATGCTAGAAAGTATTGAAACAGGAAATTACGAAACCAAAGAACAATATCTTTTCATGCAAAGATATATAGAGATTTGGGATAAAGTGCAAGAAAGATCACTAAGGGGTGTCTGTTAAATGAAGTTCAGATACAGAAATAGAAACCATAATCTTGTCTTTAAGAAAAGGTTGCGAAATTACTTTGTATTCTTAGTGCTTGGATTTTTGATAGGAGTTGTAATATGAAAGATAACACAGAATTTTATTTCACTGTTTTAGATTACATCAAAGGCACAGACTTTATGGATATGAGAGCAGTGCCGAATTATCTTCGTGAAACTTTCAATCTAAGAAAAGATGAAGCAAATAACATTTACGAAAAATGGTCAAAATACAAGGGGGAAAAAAATGACTAAAAAAGTAAGATTTAATAATTGGACAATATCCAAATGGAGAAGTGGCAGAATGGTTTGCGATGTCAGATCAATAGGTCATAAATGGGTTTGGTTAAAACAAATCAATAAAAAACAATATACCAAGATTTCAAGATTGGAATGGAATCAGATCACAGCATCAAAATATTTTGAGGTGATTGAATGAGTAAACAAGATTTATACGAACTTGTGTTTTGCATATTTACAGTTGCAATGTGGTCTTGGGTTTTTGTAGAAGTGGCAAATTTTTAAGGAGAGAAAATGATTGATGAAAGCTTACATAACGATTGGATAAAAGATACGATTATTCAAGATGTTGATAGTCTATCCAAAAAACAAATTGAAGAAGAATTGAAATGCTCTAACTACTATGACGAATCTTATATCAAACTTGTGAAGTCAGTTGATGATTTGAAATCTTTACTCATTGATCTAAGATTTGAAAAGGAGTGTAGATAATGTTTCATATTGAATTTAAAGAAAATGGTCAGTATCACAAAACCAGAATTATTTTCAAAACAAAAGAACAAGCAAAACTTTATGCTGAAAAAAATTTAAAAACCGAATATATTATTTATGAAACAGGAGATACCGATGTCAAAAAAAGAATGGGTTAAACCTGAAATAAATCAAATGTTTACTCATATTTATTTGTGTCCGATTTACAATAATCACGAAGAACCTAAGATATTTAAAATGCCAGTTGAAGAATTTATCCATGCTTTTAATAAAGATGAATTTACTGGAACAAATTCTATACTGTCTAAAGATTTAAAAACTATGAGAGAAATCCTTGGGGTGAATGAGGATTATAAACTGGATATTTATGAGTAAATTATTTAGAGATTATTTTGATAATATACAAGATAACTGGAACAACTTATCTGAAAAAGAAAAAAAAGACTTTCAAGATTTTTTAGATAAGTCGGAAGAAGAGGAGAGATATGATAAGTAAAGTTTTTCAATACGATACTAAATGTTCTTATGAACAGAATAAAAATGATTTCATCAATCAGGCATACTTTGAAAGATGTGATGCAGTCAAGCAAGGTTTTTTAGAACCTGAATTTGATGCAAAGAGAGTAGAGCTTAGATTTGATGATCTATTTGGTCATAAGAAATAAGCTATAGTAACCCCTTGCTAATATCATTTCTTTTCGTTAGAAGCGATCTGAGGGCTTCCATTTTTATCTTTTTCGCTTTGATACATAATATTTAGACCTGCAAGAGTACATAACCTGTTTTTTTCCGACAGACCTCTTTCAGTCAAAATATATTTAGTGCCTTTTAGTTTTGCAAAATCTTCGTCTAATAATTCTTTCAATATTGGTTCTGGCAGTTTGCCATCTTCAAACATTATAGAAAGTAAGCTACCTAATCGTTTGGTTTGTGTTTTGCTCAGAGCCATGTTTATTTTTATTCTTAAAAATTTTATCCCAATTTTGGTTTATTTTTCTAGTATCTTCTTTTCGCCTTTTACTTCCTTTGCCACCATGCCATCTTTCTGACATTACACTTTGCTCCAGTCCTCTCCAGACCAGAGGAGACTTTCTGCTAATCTTCTTCTGACTAGCCCCTCACTAATTTCACCATTCACTTTATTCCATCTTTTTATTTCATGTGGTATTTCATCGTAGAGCCCCTTGTTAAGTTTAGAAAGCAGAGTACTCTGAACAAGGTTTGTAGGGCCTAAATTGTAGCACCATGAAACGAGACTTGAGAATTGATTTTCATTTAAGGGAACATCAACCAAGTCATTGACATATTCTTCATACTCTTCTAATTCAATTTCTAACATTTCTTCTGCATGAGATTGAGACCAGACATCACCTTCTTGAACTCCTTTCGTAAACCCAAATCCAATTGTCCAAACTCCTGCCTGGCACTTATAGGCTTCTAATTTACAACCTTCAAACTTTTTTATAAGGGCTTTGCCCTCTTCTGATATTTTCATTTTAACTCCATACTTTTGTTTTTTTGCCACCATCGTAATCAACAGCTAAAGGCGGTTCATGGTTTTTTAGTAAATCTGCAATGTTTCCTTTTTCACAAAAAACATCAGCTAAAATTCTTCCATATTTATCAGGCCCATAGCTTTTAATTGTTATATCACCTACCAACCATTCTTTTAATTTTGCTTTGGCAAGTAGTCCTAATTCTTTTTCTTTTGTTCTTTCAGGATATTTCTTAATATTTATTCGGCTTTCAGGTGTATCAATCTGGGCTATCCGTATTGATCTATTTTGTAAAAATACACTGAACCCTAAGTCTATGCTTGAAACCTTGATTGTATCGCCATCTATGACACGATCTAAAACAACATTGTAAACAAAGGGTTCAGCAGACATTTTATTTATCCTTGGCTTTGTAAACATTTAAAGCTAACAAATCTATTAAGCCATAAATTTTACCTAAGAATTCATTGTCCTTTGGTGTTGGTGTAACCATAGCAATAAAACTTGCGACAAAAACAACCATAGAAACAATGCCGAATATATCTATTAATATTGCGAACATAAATACTCCTCGTTATTAGTTCAACCTAAGACTAGCAAATAAAATTAGTCTTTGGAAGAATTAGATGCTCCGAAATAAAACGAGATAATTGCACTAGCAAGACCACCCAAATAACCAAGGACAAGGTTTATAAGTGCTTCTGAATTCTGTTCTGGTGGTTGCAGGGTTACTAAAAATATATAACCAAGGAAGCCACCGATTGTTGCAATACCAATTATTCTTGCTGTCCAATCTTTTGAAAAATGTTTTCTAGCATCTTGCTTTTCTTGTGCTTCAAGAGCAAAAACATCAACATCAAGTTTTTTCATTTCAGCTTCAAATTCAAGTTCTGCTTTTTTAATTTTTGCTAGTTCTTCAGGAGAAGCATTTTGCATTGCTTGTTCAATTGATTTTTTATTATTTGGGACACCTAAAGTTTCAGAAATAATTTTTCCTGCCATGCCACCCATAGGCCCACCAAGTGCAGTTCCGAGAGTTGGTGCGACAGCACCTAAAAGATTTTTTAAGATAGCTTTCATTTTTTAAATGTATAAACTTTTAGTTTATCTTTTTTACCTTTAACCACTATATCATCTAATTTGACCAAATCAAAAGAACAATTTTTTGCAGTTTGTTCGCCAATTAAAACATCTTCACCAACAACCTTTGTATTTGATTCAAGCCTAGCGGCGACATTGCATGGGTCTCCAATTAAACTAAAAGCGAACCTGTTTGATGCACCAAAGTTTCCTGCTAAAACTTCACCAGAATTAACTCCTAGTCCAATCGCTATTTTTGGTATGTTTTCTTCTTCAAACTTTTTATTTAATTCAGCTATATTTTTTTGGATTTCTTTCACAGCTTTAAGAGCTAAATCGTGGTGATCTGGTTGAGGAATTATTGTATTGAAATGGAACATACCTGCATCACCGATAAATTTATCAGTCACACCGAAGAATTTATTGACTGCTTTGACCTGGACATCTAAAACATTATTCATAATATAACTGACTTTTTCAGGTTCTATAGATTCTGATAATTTTGTAAACCCTCGTAAGTCTGTAAAAATTATTGAGCAATCTACTCTCTTACCATTGACCTGACAAAGATCAGGATTATCTTGTAATTTCTTGACCATTCTTTCATCTAAATATTTACCGAATTGGTTCTTGATTTGTTCTCTCAGTTTCCATTGTTTTCTAAAGGCAAAATAATAAGAGGTACTTGCTACAATAAATTGTCCAATCAAACTCCAAGTAACATCTATTAAAACTCCGTTTTGAATCGTCCAAAAGCCATAGGAAGCAGTAGAAAGAAAGACTAAAACACTAAGGGTAAGACTAAGGGTAATACCAAAAGAACTCGTTAGAAGCCAAATAAGAAGCCCAGAAAAGATAAAAATAGCTAGTTCTAGGGTTAAATGCCAGTTTGGTATGTAAGGACTGTTCTCTAAAAGAATCGTTTCTGCTAGTGCAGTTTGAATTTTGTGTGGCTCTAAAAGTCCAGCAGGTGAAGAAATCGTGGGCATAATTCCTGAAGCAGTAAAACCTATGAAAACAAATTTATCTTTGACATCTAATTCTTGTAGATTTGTTTCACTTGTTTCTACCCAAGATACAAATTTCTTTCCTTGAGAATCTGTATTGATCGGTGGTAAGCCTTGAACTCTGACTTGCTCAATTCCTAATTCATTTGTTTTGATGATATAAGTATCAGCACCAACCAGAATTTTTAAAACTTCAATTGCATAAGAAGCAACCCAACCATCAGGGGTTTGATATAAAAGAGGTATCTGCCTGACAAGATTATCAACATCAACAGGTGCAGATGCTAGACCTTCGTTTGTACTTGATCGTAAAGGTTCAACATTATTTATTGTCCCTTTGATCAAATTAGTCTCTACATCTTCACCAAGAATTACAGTCCCAACAGTCTGTGGATAAATATTATTGTCATATTCAAAAATAGAAAGTACAGAATTTGTTTGTCCGAGCACATCTGCAAAAACATCATCGCCACCCAATCTATCTTTATGGGGCATAGCAAGAACCCAACCCACACCTAAAGCTCCTGCATTTATTATTTCTGCATGGATTTTAGCTAGTTCCAATCTTGGTATTGGATAACCCCCTTGTTCATCAACAAATTTTTCGTCAAGGTTTATCACAGTAAAATATCCTGATTCTTCAAACTTTGGAACAAAATAATCAAAGGTTCTAAGTTTGATAACCTGTTGATAACTATGTTGAAAAAGCAGAGGTAAACTAAGCAATAAAACTAAAAATAAAGGGAATAATTTATTTATTAATCCTGTGTAATTCTTATTACTGATGAACTTCCCCCATTTATTTTTACAATTTTTGAGACACCATCTTGAATAAATATTACTGTGTATGACCCATCAACATTTAAATCAACTCTGGCGAAATTGGAAACTTGTCTTTGTAAAGTTATTGTCTCGCCAACAATAAAAGTTGTAATTTGAGTGTTCTGATCTTGACCAATATTTGTACCTGAAACAATAGTTGAAGTCACATCTTGTAAAGCATCTTGTTCTTCTTGATCAAATTCGTCAATTATTTGCAACAAATCCTCAAGAAAATTTGTATCTAAGGCATCGTAGTCAAGAAAATTGAATTCTAAAGAATCTTCTGCTAGTTCATCTTCAGCAAGAAAGTCATAATCTAAATCGTTAAAATCTAAAAAATCGTTTGATACAGTTGTAGTCTCTTCAGCTAAAATAACTTCTTCTTTTGGTGGTGAAACAATTAACATGTTGTCAATTATATCTAAAGACAAATCTAGTATTACAGGAGCACTCGGAGCACTTTCAAAGACATCTACTGTTGTTGCTTGATAAGGTTTATTAAGAGTGACAGTGCCAATAGCTGTTGTAACCAGTATTTCACCACTAGGTAAACCGCTATCATCAGGTAATAAAATAATGAGAGAACGCCCCAATTCATCAACAGTACAGGTAAAATCTGTACCTCGTATTGTAATGTTGGCAGTTGGAGTGCTGAGTTGAATATTTTGTTTGGCAATTTTTCCTAATTTACTTGTTATAAATCTTGCTGTACCACTAGCAAATTTGAGAGCCATTTTACTTTTTGATGGGTCTGGGTCAAAGATATATTCATCAATGACCAACTTGCTATGTTCTGTTAGTCTTACTTTTGAATCATCAAGAAAGGTAATAGCCATGCGACCATTACGAGTAATAGCTTGATCGTTAGATGCTATCGCAAAATCTAATTTAGCTTCGTATGCTTTATCTCTAAATACTTCGGCATTACCTTTTAATTCAGAAACTCCACCAATATTAACAACTGGTAGAGCCCCCTGAATCGGACTGTATAATGCACAGATTAGAATTATTGCCGTTTTGTATGATTTTAAGATAGTCACGAGCTAATGTACTTGACTGGGTTATTGAATATGTATTGCTATTTCCATCAATGTCCATGTACAGATAGCCACTATCGCTTGATGAAGTTCCACTGTAACCATCTAAATCTGCTGTAATTGTATTTGAGCTTCCATTTATATCAATAAAATTTATAGCATTAGAATAATCCAAATCTAGGGTCAGTGTATTTGAATCCCCAAGTATTGTATAGTCCAAATCTAAATAAGATGCACTATCATCTTCGCCAATATCAAGATCAAAAGTATTCGTGTTCCCTGTTACCTGAATATTCATATTCACAAAATCTGAAGTTATCAAACCTGTGCTATTCATCAACATATCGTAAACATTAGAATCACCAGTAAACTCAAAAAATCCTGTGAAACTTTCACCATCAATAGCATCTGATCTAAAGATATTTGAAGAACCAATCTGATTGATGTCTAAAGTCATAGAAGCACCATCTAAATCTAGTGCAGTTAAAGTACCAGCAACTGAATCTGTACCACCAATTAAGTTATTAGAACCTAATTGTTCAAGATCAATAGAAGCATTATTTCCATTTTGATCAATATATATTTCATCATCTGCTGACAAAACACCTATTAAAAATAAAACACTTAAAATTAATTTTTTATTCATATTTCCAAAAACCTCTTTCATAACCTTCGTTAATTAATTCAAGCACTGCACCTTCTATTGCTTTTTGTAAGGCTATCGTTCCACTTTCGTTTTCGGTATAACCAAATTCTACTTCAATTAGATTTGTACCTTGCTCAATAAATCTAAAAACATCTTGGGAGTTACCCCAAGACAAGATAGTTTTTTGGCTTAGAATCTCAATTAAGATTTCACCAGTAGCTACTGAAACCATGCGGAGAGAGACTGTTACTACATCTTCTCGGAATTGATCGCTTGAACCAAGACCTACAGCAGATGACCTCATTCCTGCACCACCTGTTCTTATATTAGTATCATAAGCCAATACTGCACCCTCTAGCAAGACCCCTGCCATGAGAAGAGGTCTTAGAGGTTCTGCATCTTGCACTAACTGTTCTCTCGCACTACGAATCAACTGCCGCTCTTTTGTAAGGTTGTCTAAACCAACTCTCTCTACAACTGTAAAAAATTCACCGCCCCCAGCATGTTTTAAAGACCTTATTAAAAGGGCAGATGGAGCTTGTGTTATCGCTGTACTAAATAAAGCAAATTGACTGTTACTCTTTCTTTGTCCTGTTTGATCTACGAAACTATTTGCATAAACTGCAACAACAGGTTTGTTGATCGGAACTCTAACATTTAATAATTCATCATTTTGAATATTACCTATTTGATATAAGTCATCTCTATGATTGATAGCATTGTTAGTATTTATACCAGCACAACTAGAAAGTAAAAGCACCGATAGGCACAGTAATTTCTGTGGTATTGCCCTCGGCATCTGTGACTGTAAGAGTGATAAATAACCCATCTGCTGAAACCTCATATTCAATAGTATTTCCCATTAATTCTAAAACTCCACTTGTACTTGGAGTTTCACCAAACAGACTATCTACCAGTTGTCTTGATAACTGTGCATAGATTCTGCTTTCTAGGTTTCTTATGAACCTTGCCAAAGTTGTATTTTCGGCTTCTCTTTTGAGTTCGTCTTGATAGGCTTTGATTTCTGCTTTGATGGATTCTTCTCTATTAAAAGTCAAATTTTCTATTGTCAGATAATGAGAACTAGTTGCATTTCCTGAGAAACTTGGAGATTTGAATTTGTGAATGAGTTCATCTGCAAATAATGGTAATGCTAATAATGGTATTAGAAAAACTCCGCAACCTTTATTCTTTTTTACATAATAAGAATCCAAACCAAGTTTTTGATTTTTTGTTTTTTTATTTTTTAAATTAGCCATGTAAAAAAAATATACCAAAAAGAAAGACAAAATCCTAGTATTAAAAACCAAGCTGAAAGTTTGACAACATCTAAACGATACTTAATCTTTTCTTTGATCATCTCTGTCAGCTTTTGCAATTTTGTTGCTATCAATCAATTGTGGTACACCAAGAATCGTTTTGATAAGGGTGTCCTGACGGATTATTTCGTTGTCTAAGCTCCTTACTCTATCAATAAGGGCTACCAGTATGCCATGTTGAGAATCAAGCTTTGTACCTAATCTCTCTTCCATAGCTTCAATTTGTGATTGCACTTTGTCATCAACAGTATCAAGTTTTGTTTCCATACCATTGATGATTTTCATTATGAGTTTCCAAATAAAGAAACCCAAACCAATAGCCATAGCTATTGGAAACCCAACTTCATTTATAAGCTGGATTATTTGTTCCATTTAAGTTAAGCCCAAATAGCTCCACAGATAGTCTGTACTAAAGCATCTTCACCTGTAACATCAGTTGCAGAACCACCATCAGATACAAACTTATTCAAATGTTTAACTTCTGTTGCAACTGTTCCATCTAAATGAGCATCACCACCAGTACCAGTTAAAGTGTTTTCATACACTACCATCATAGTTGGGTGTTTGGCATTTGCTGTTGCATCTGCTGAACTATCTGCTAAAGGATATACTTCAATTCTTTGGACTGTTTTTGTACTTGAAATCGCCATCTTTTTTTCTCCTGTTTGAAAAGTTTAATTTCGTTTATACAGTTTAACCTCTTCTTTGAGTTTTTCAATTTCTTCTTGTTGTTCTTGAACTGCCTTTATCAAATGAACAACGAGCTTGGAATAATCCATTTGGTACAAATCATCTTCTTTGTTTACAGCATTTGGTACAATTTTTTCTACCTCTTGGGCGATCAAACCCTCGTCAGCTTTACCATCTGCTTTCCAGTTGAAAGCTACTGGATTGAGTTTGTTGATTACTTTTAATCCTCTAGCATATCCAGTAACATCTTTTAGCCTAGCATCAGATGTTGTGTTATATGAAGTTGCAGAACTTGTTACATTTATTTGACCAACAACTGTATTATTCTTTCTGAACTGAACAGCTACTCCATCACTTGTAGTTCTGTTAAAAATACCAACAACAGCACTTGCTCTTGTTGCAATAAACAAACCACCACTTCTTGCTTCAACACCAGTTGCTGCGGAATTTTGAGCAGTTTTGCCAACTAATAAACTTGCCTGATTTACTTGTATAGTATCGTCTGTCAGTATTAGAGGTTTTGCAAGATCAAATGGGTCAGTTACTTCATCTGATTGAGCAGTCACATAAAACTCCATTTTGCCTGAGTTATCATCTGCTCCATCACCAACTACTCTTATAGCGGCAGAAGCAAAATTTCCGCTACTGAACCACTGAATACTACCCTTAGTTACAGATGCACCAGATGTTGTTTGAAAGAATTTCAAACGGCCATTATTGACTGAAGAAATATTTAATGGTTGGTTTAATACTGTTAAATTTTTATTCTGTACTGTGACAGCAGTTGTAGCTGTTGTAAAATCGGTTGTTGCTATTGTTCCAATGTTCTGAATATTTCTTGAGCTAGTAATGACATCTGTTCCGTTGATTCTGTAACCACCTGTATTTAAAGGAGAAAGATTTGCGGTTGTTTCTGGTGCACCACTAGCTGTCCA